CGGTGAGAATTTCAACAGATTCAATTTCTTCTCTTATGAGTTTCATCGGATCAATTAATCGCTTTATTTATTATTTATTGATTTACTCTTCGCCAACATCATTAGAGTCTTCTGATTCAACCCCATTTACGAACGTAGTATTGATGTCAGGTCTAAGTCCCTCAATTTTTTCTGAAGATTTGGTATAAAGGATGTCCTTAATTTTGTCACTTACTTCTGCAGGTGACGCATCATTTACAACCATGTCCAATAGTTCATCCATTGTCTTTTATCAAGTAATTTGCTAAACTATTTAGCATAAATATGAATATGATGAATCGGGTTTACTTATTTCAACCCCAGAGTACAGTAGTCATTAAAGGTCAAAAGCAATATTGGTTACCGTATTCTGCTGCATGTATTTGGAGTTATGCCAATAAGCATGTTGATGGATTTGAGTTGGGTGAAATATTTTTTAGACGAGAATACCCAGAAAAAGTATTAGAAAGAATTAAAGATCCAGTACTATGTGGATTCAGTTGTTATGTTTGGAATGAGCAATATAATTTACATCTTGCCAAACTAATTAAAGAGAAGTATCCAGATTGTGTTATTGAATTTGGCGGACCACAAGCACAAAGACATTTAATAGAATATGATTTTATTGATACAGTCCTATTAGGATATGGCGAGATTGCATTTACCGATGTTTTAAGTAGAATTAAAAATGAATGTAAATTAATACCAGTATATGAACGAGAACAGATAACAAAACTTGCATATGAAAGTCCTTACACTAACGGTGTAATGGATAAGATAGTAAATGAGAATCCAGAATATGGATGGGCAACATTAGTTGAGTCTACTAGAGGTTGTCCTCATCACTGCACTTTTTGTGATTGGGGTACATGGATGGATCAAATCCTAAAATTTGATATGGATGTTGTCAAACAAGATATCATGTGGATGTCTACTCATAAGATAGGATTTTTGATGATGGCAGATGCTAACTTTGGTATATTCAGAGATAGAGATCTACAAATTGCAAAATGGTTAAGAGAAGCAGCAGATCATCCAGATGCAATTATTGATGATTTAACAGTACAATATACCAAAAATAAAACTGATATAGTTCTTGATATAACTGAGACATTAGGACCTTATGATAAAAGAGGTGTGACTATGAGTGTTCAGAGTATGAGTCAACCAGTCTTAAAGGCAATTAAAAGAAAGAATATGGCGGTTGATAAAGTAAAAGATCAAGTTGCAAAGGCAAGAGAAAGGAACTTAAATGTATATACTGAAATGATACTTGGTCTTCCAGAAGAGACTGTTGATTCTTGGAAGGATGGAATGTGCTTACTTATGGAGTCGGGTCAAGACAGTCTTGATGTATGGTTATGTCAAATATTTGGTCAAACTGAAATGAATATGAATAGAGAGAAGTATGGTATAAAAGTTGTAAATGCTGAAGATTACGTATCATTCTCTAAACATGATAACGAGGACTATCCAATTAAAGAAGTTATTGAGATAGTAAATGAAACTAATACAATGACAACTGACGATATAATTGAATCATATCTATTTGCTTGGGTTGTTATTATGTTCCATATTAATGGGTTCTCTCATTACATATCGACATTCCATGATTACAGAAAATTCTATGATAACTTAAAGGATTACCTAGATAGTGATAGTGGTATATTTGGTCAACACTTCCAAGGACTTAAAAAAAGAATCAGTGCCTATCTAAGAACTGGTAAAGTTATATCAGATAAAGATACTGGTCACACACTTGAATTAAATGTCGGAACCGACTTTGATTTGTTTTGGAATAATAAAGACCTTGCATTTAAATTGGTAGAAGAATCATGTAACCCTTCTGAAGATCTAATGGAGATCCAAAGAAAATTAGTATATGATCCTAAAGTTGAATATCCAATTCAAGTTAATGGTTATGAAATATGGAATCCTAGACCAATAGAAGATAGGAATGATATTTGGAATATAAAAAGAAAAAACATGCTTAAGAACAAATTAACCAAGATATGAACGTCTACATGTTCCAACCACAGTATGCTGTGGAAATAAGAAAAGAAGACACCTACTGGTTGCCCTATAGTGTAGGATGTCTATGGAGTTACTGTAGTCAGTTTAAAGATATTACAGATAACTTTGAATTAAAAGAATTTATATTCAGAAGAGAAGATCCACAGGATATATTAGATCGTTTAGATAATCCAGCAGTATGTGCTTTTAGTTGTTATATCTGGAATGAACGCTATAATTTACATGTAGCAAAATTAATCAAAGAGAAGTATCCAGATTGTATTATAGAATTTGGTGGTCCTCAAGGAACAAAACATTTACTTGAGTATGACTTTATAGATACCATCATCATCTCTGAAGGTGAGGAATCATTCTGTGATCTTCTAAGAAAAATTAAGAATAATGAAAGCATTGAACGACTCTATACTAAAGAGCGAATTGAGGTATTGGACTTCCCTAGTCCTTATCAGATTGGCCTTTTTGATGATATCATTCAGAATAATCCTAATGTCATGTGGGCTATGACTATGGAGACTAATCGTGGTTGTCCACATATGTGTACTTACTGTGATTGGGGTGGAATGACATATCAGAAAATTAAAAAGTTTGACCTTGAAAGGGTCAAACATGATATTGAATGGGCAGGTAATCATAATGTTGGATTCATTTTTAATGCTGATGCTAACTTCGGTATCTTTAGAGATAGAGATGTTGAGATTGCAAAGTTGTTTAGAGCAGCAGCAGATAAAGGTAAACTAGAAGCAATTAATATACAGTACTCTAAGAACTCTACAGAAGTTGTTTTTGAGATTGCTAAGATAGTTGGTGATATTAGTAGAGGAGTTACTATAAGTGTTCAGAGTATGAATGAACCTACACTTAAAGCAATTAAAAGACAGAATATGAAGGTTAATAGAATAACCGAACAAATAGAGAAGAGTAGAGAATATGGAGTTAAAACATATACTGAATTTATTTTAGGTCTACCTGAAGAGACTTTAGATTCTTGGAAGGAAGGATTCTCAAAGGTTCTTGAGTGTGGTCAACATGAATCTATAGATGTATGGTTCTGTCAAATGTTTGGTAATACTCAACTCAATAGCAAACTCTCTAGAGAATTGCATGGAATAAAAACAATCAAGTCTGAGGATTATGTCTCCTTTGGTAATGACAGAGATTATGATGGAGTAGTAGAGATAATAGAACTCATATCAGAGACCAATACAATGACCAATGATGAGTTAATTGAAGCATACATGTATGGTTGGTTAATTGTTCAATTCCATATTGCTGGTTATACTCAACTAATAGCAAAATACTTCCACTATAAGTTGGGAATATCTTATAGAAGATTTTATGATGCTTTATTTGATTATGTCAGGAATAACAAAGGTAACATTGGGAATCATTATAGAGAAATATTCAAATCTGTTAATCACTATATGAAGACTGGAAAAATATTAGATACAGGTAAGCATGGTCATACATTACATGCAGGAAGTTTTGCTTTTATGTTTAATAATAAAGAAGAGATCTTCTCAGAAGTAAAAAATATGATTAGATCATTACAACCAATGATTGAAGAATGGTGTGATGTACAATCTCCAATAGATGATAATATTTTAGAAGCACAAAAATGTTTTATCTTTGATGAGAATATGACATACCCCCATACCTTTAAATCTAACTATGATTTAGAGACATGGGAAGAGAAGAATATTGATTATCTTATTGACACTGAATTTAAAAATTTCGACAAAAATAACCCACATGAGGTCTTCATCTTAAGACGCAAAGGTCTACTTAAGAATCAGATGAAGGAACTATGTAAGGTTTAAATGATTCTATTGCTTCATCCCAAAGGATTCTGTGTTCGTAATCTTTATCTTTGTCTATTAAAGCAATAGTAATAGTAAATCTTTTGTCATCTGTAGGGTTATGAGAACTATGCAGAGGACCAACATTAATAAGACTAGAAGTACCAACATCAACTTCATGTTCAAGAGTAGACTCTTCTGGTCTAGCAACTAATACTTTACCGTGATAGTGATCATCTGTTCTATCACCACCTGCTCGTGCATCTGTGGTGCTAACTTCAAATGCTTTATCTGAAGACCACCATCTCATAGTACTTCCTTTAGCACCTATTTGATATATTATTTTTGCCCAAGACCAATCACCTATATTATCAGAATGCACAATACCATCCTCATGTGGAGGAGTATAAAAGAACTCTATCCAATGAGAACTATATCCCATGCTGTTTAACCACGGGAGAATTTTATCATTACCTAAATCTTCAAATTGTAGTTGCTTATGGAACTGCAACCATCCCATACCTTTAGTTTTATATTTTGATACGTCTATGTTTGGAAGATAATCAGGTATATTTAAAAACCTATGATAATCTATTTTCAGAACCCCCTAGACGCTCATCAAAATCTTGAATATTTTCTGATCCACCTACGGAGAATGGATTATACTTAGAAGTTGCAATTTGATACATCTTCTCATGAATTGATTCTTCTTCAACTTCCTCCACTTCATCAACTGGCCCTTCATAATCCAATCCATCTTCTTTATCCACATTAAACCAAGTTGGAGTAGTTTCTACTACTGGTTCTGAATTAATTGCAAGCATTTCAGCGTCTAATTCTGCTCTACGTTCAGGTGGTGCATACTTATTATCATTGGTTGCTATTGGCATAGAATCCAATGGATTTGCCAATTCGTTAATTACACGATTCAACCAATCTGTACTATCTTCTTCTTCATGTGATTTAGTCATAAAAGAAAACCAGTTGGACGGATTTAATGTGATCATAATTAAGTAAGTGTTGGTGCTTCAGGATCTAGAGGAGTTTTACCAGATGCTCCGTTAACGTTATTATCTGGTGACATACCTCCCATAGGTTCCATTGGTAATCCTGTCTCAGGATCAACAGGAGCCATTGGGTCTGGTATTATACCCTGTTCTATCTCTTTTGCAATCAACTTGTCTTGTTCAATGATTTCCTCGTCAGTCTGGCGAAGGAACTTACGTCTTACATAATCTTGTGAGTAGTACTTACCAACATAAGGTTCTGCGGTAGCAGCAATATTCAATCTCTCTGTCATTAGTTCTGCTTCCTTCAGTTCAGAGAAGTGATTATCATATAAGAAGTCATATTGAATATGCTCCTCCATAATATCCCAATCTTCTGGAGTTACAAGATTCTTAAGTAAGCATTGAGTCTTCAACATATCGTTGAACATTCTTGAGAATCTCTTACGTAATCTACCTACAAACTTAGTAAACTTAAGTTCATCTCTAAGGATCTCTGAAGACCTTCCAAGGTTAAAACCACCTTCACCACCTTGTCTAGACTCAGGTACGTTTAAAGATCTATACAACTTCTGTTGGAAGTATTTAATATCTGCTAGTTCACCAAGATTCTGACCACCAGGAAGAGTAGTAATCTCTGTACCACGTCCACCTTCTCTACGAGGTAACCAGAAGTCTTCAAGCATACTCATAAACTTCTTGTCATCTCTGATCTCACCAGTTCCAGCATCGTATACCAACTTGTTACGATAACGCATCATAACGTCACGTAGGTATTGCTCTGCCTTCATCTTAGGAAGATTACCAACATCAATGTAGAATATTCTTCTTTCAGGTGCTCTTGACAGTCTGTAGATAACAAGAGAGTCCTCAATCATTCTTAATTGGTTGAGTGACTTAATTGCTTTGTGTAGATAGGATAGTGTTGTTCCTTTGTTCCTATCAACCAATCCAGATGTACAGTATGAGATTGCATCTTTTGCAAACTTAACTCCACCACCAGATCCTTTACCTGGTTGTCCACCGTAAGCTGCTACATTCTGTTTTGGATTATATACAAAATACTCTTTAATATTTGGGAACGGTGAGTTCATTGGATTGTCACGTCCATCCTGTGTCTGAACACCACCACCTTTATCTTTTCCCTTAATTGATTCACGAACATAACGCATCTTCAGTGCATCAACATATCTCAACTCTTGAATACCATCATGAGGATTCTTTAAGTCAATTACTTTATGGTAATATAATCTTCCATCAACATACCAATTCCTATAAATCTCATGACACTTCTTATCAAAGTCTAGAAGTTCAAGAATAGTTTTAAATTCTTCTCTTATTTTTTTCTTTAAACCATCTCCAGCATTTAGATTATCTAAATCTATCTGAACTGGACTATCATTTAAATCACTTACAATCGCTTCATTAACGATATCTTCAATCGCACCATCACATTCTGGATGGAGTGCCATCTCTCTATATCTCTTAATGAGATCATATTCGGTTTTATAGACCCCTTCTATATCTACATAAGAACCAAAAAATCCACTGGTCAGATAGTGATCAACCCCATCCTCGTTTGATTGAGGTATGGGGGATACTACACCAGGGGATTTCTTTTCTTCGTTATCCTCAATAGAAAAGCCGAATAACTTTGCCATTATATTGTCTTAATACTGTGTATCTATTTATTATACCACAGCAATACCAGTTTGGTCAGTAGCCTCTGCTTGCCAGTACTGTACTTGGAATTCAACTGTATATTCCTCAATGGTATCAGAAGTATCGTATGATAGATCTATCTGAGATACATTGGTTGGGAATATATCGAAGAACTTGTAAGTCCTTAGAGGTTGTACGCTATCTGCATCAGCATTCTCTGTAGAGAATCTTGATTGCCCTCTACCTAACTGATACACGTAAGCATCGGTCATGTATGATGAAGGGTTTGTAGCACCAGTGTTGTTATCCAACTTACTGATCTGATTCATCCACTGCTCAAATGATGTTCTTAGTTTGAAGTCCTCATCATTAATGATGGTTGTAGTCCAAGTATCAAAGGTTCTGTCTCCAGCAACCTTTAGAATACGACCTCTAAACGGAACGTCAATTTGTGCAATATTAGAAGCAGGTAATGCTGCTGCCTTACACAAAAAACTGAAGGTATCATCATCCCATCCAGTTACGAAGGATGGGAATGTTGGAATTGATACTTCAAATAAGTTTGGTCTTGCTGCACCGCCTAAAAGTTTTGCCTTAAAGTCGGTGATTGTCCTGATTTCTCTTGCCATTTTGGTTAGAATCCTCCTTAGTATTTAATCAATCAGTTATCAAACTCTACCAGCGACTTCTTCAAAGCTAACACCAGTACGGGTAGCAACGAAGGTCAGGGTGATGTAGTTGATCGACTTCGCAGGCTTCAGGAAGATGTCTGCTCGGAATTCATTATTATCAATTATGTCTGGAGTGTTGTTTGTCTCATCACAAATAACCAGATAATCGTAAATACCACGTTTTGCTTGAACATCACGTAGGTATGGTTCAACGATGTTAACGAAGTTTGCCCTCGTTACCTGATCGTTAAACTCGAAGAGTTGTGCCTGTGCTGCTCTTTCAAGTGCTTGCTCAACTGTCAAGAATAAACGACGAACGTTAATTCTATCAAATGCGGAAGCATATGCTAGTGCAGTCTTATCACCGAAGAGGATGATTCCAGTTCCAGGTGTATTAATAATTGAGTTAATACGTGAGGAATAAAGAATGTCTCTTTGTGCTTTAGTTGGGTTGTATGCAAGTTTAATTGCATTCTTAATTACACCACGCTGCTGTCCAGCAGGTGAGAACCAAGGATAAGCAACTAGGTTCGTGCGACACATCAATCCAGCAATATCTGGGTTGCATGGAAGGTAACGGAACTTGTTATTGAACCTATCGTAAGTATACTTGTAACCACTATCAAAGATTGCATAAGAAGAAGAACTTAGTGGTCCAAAGAACTCAACTATGTTACTAGTTTGAACGATTGGGTCAGTAATGTTAACTACTGTTCCTTTGTGTGGTGAGATAACAGTCACACAATCTTTTCTAGACTCAGCAATACCAATTAATTTGTTTGCTTTTGCCTGAGTATCATTGAGAGAATTACAGGATGGTCCCATCAATAGGTAATCAACCTGAACCTCATCTTTATTGTCAAAGAGGTTATAAGCACCAATTAGATTTCCTAATTCTGCTTTAAGTCCACCAGTAGCGGTGTAATTTTCACCGTTTGTTAGTGAATATGTAACTCCACCAACAGAACTGAAGGTGTTGTTCTTAGCAACTCTGTTCCAGCGAGTACTATTTTGAGTTAATGCGTACCATACAGTTGGATTAGCACCATCATCGTATAGACTTGCACCAGAAGATACGTTGAAGTATGTTCCAGTAGGGAAGGTATTATGGAATGTATCGTTACCTTGTCCTTGGTTAGCACCTGCATAAATGTAGTTCGAGAAGTTGGCAAGATAAGACTTGTACCATGTCTTCTGTGGTGCATTTGCTTCAGATACAGCATCAGTTGCCTTAGATAGGTTCAAATGCTTCTCTAGAATATTACCTCGGATACCAGTTAGAGTACCAGCATCGTCAACAATAACAACGTGCATTTCATCATTCCTACCACCTCGTTGTGCTACGTAATTCGAGGTTCCAGGTTTAGGAGCAATGCTACGCCAGAATACTTTAGAGTTATCTAAACCAAGGGTTTGTGCGTTGTACCAATCGTCAACACCACCAACTAACACTCTAGAGTTTGTTCCTTCAACAGTAAGAACAACCTTGTCATCTCTAAGAGATGTTGTGTCTAGTTTGATATCATCAGTGATTGATGTACCACCAATTCCTGCACCGTTAATGGTAATGGTTGTACCAACACCATATGCTTCACCAGGATTGGTTAGTGAGACGGTTCCAATACCACCAGTTGCGTCTCTAAAGACGGTGAATATTGCTCCAGTACCTTCAGCACTTGTACCTGTTAGGTTAGTGTAAGTACCACTAGAAGCAGATGGAACACTAGTTGAAGTTGTAAGTCCAACTGTATTGATCTTACCTTGACTTAAATCAAAACCACCAACATCAGTACCAGCAATAGAGACTGTATTAGTTACAGTGTATCCAACACCAGCATTTACAATGGTTGCAGATGCAACACCACCATTTGTACTGTTTCTTGTAATGGTGAATGTAGCAGCAGAACCACCACCGTTAGTAGTACCACCAACTCCAACATAAGATTGGTCTTGCTGACCATTGATCTGAGATGAAGTTGTTATTCCTATAGTTTGTATCGAGTCTTCTGGTGACATTACATCGCCGTCAGAGTCGAGAATTGTTAATCTTTGGCCTTTTAAGAACGAAGCATATGCACTATTTTCAGCATAGTTTACGTATTCTTCTTTTCCAGGTTCTGTGCCACCCGTAGAGACTCTGGATCGTACTTTGACCGTTATAGTACTTTGTAAAGTATCAGGAGCGTTAACTACCTCAGTAATGATACCTTTAAGGTAACCAGTAAACATAGAAGTGCTTCCTGCACCAGGAATTACTTGACCACTAATGTCAACTGTTACACCATATCCAACTGCTGCACCCATATCGGTTACAGAAGTTGTTGCGATACCGATAACTTGATCTCCTAAGTCATCAATATAACAAACCTTTAGAGAATTTCCCCATCGTCCTGGGTTCTTTGCTGCATATAGGAAGTTTGATGCTGCGTCTATGTAGTTAGTGTTATAGTCGTCAAAGTTTTTAATCTTTGTACCTGCTATAGCAGATGTACCTACACCAACGTTTGAGTTAGCTAAGTTATCGTCATCGGTTCGTATTACCTTAAGCACACCACCATACGAGAGGTATTGTGATGCTGACATCCAGTATTCATACTGGGCATCGTCATCATAAGGCTTACCGAATGTAGTTATCAGATCTTGCTCTGTGGCAATATTGATCGGTTCTAATACGGGACCAATTTCAAAAGGTCCAGCAATACCTCCAATATTGTCAAGAACGTTTTCCGCTCTACCTACCGTTAAGTCAACTTCTCTAGTCAGTACACCAGGAGATAATTGAGGAGTGGCCATGTTCTATGTCTCCAAAAATTCTCAGTTTTGTTCTAGAGATATTTATTAAAATATTTAATTTGAAGGGGTTACTACCTATAATCCCACATGTAAGACATATCACCGTACTCGTCAGTAAACCATCTATCTCCAGTAGAGTCTACAAAACTATCTTCATCTAATCCATTCTCAATAAAACCAAATGGAGCCATATCTTGTTCTATTTGGTTTTTTTGCTCTTCATATAATCTCTTACGAACATCCTGATCAGTAATCTCCTTAAAATAGTCTTGTTCTACTAACCATGCATATATGACAAGGCACATTGCAAGGTCATCATTACATCCTTCTTCTGCCTGAAATGAATTACTCTTCTGAATAAACGTAGTCAATTCACTAATAATCTCATAATCTTTAAATGTAATTTTGTCAGACTCAATTAAAGTTTTTAAGTTTAGACATCCAACCTTTTTAACCGTTTTAGACATCTTGACCCCAAGTTGAGTCTTTTTACCAGAGAACCCCTGACCAACAACTTGACCTGCTCTACCTCTCATAGAACACATAAGAACATTTTCATATTCCAAGTCGTAATTAAGAATAGATGCAACTTGATCTCCTACATCATTTACCTCACATAAGATATATGCCATATTATAATTTTTGGCAAGATCATAAACTATTGAGGGGAATAGCATAGGTTTAATCTCATTGTTCCTATACTTTGCTACTAATTGATGTGGGAAGGTTGTTATATCAATAACAGTAAATGCAGAGTAATCATTACCTACACCACGAGCAACGTCAACAGTAACTACGTAATTATGATCTGGTTTAACCTCTTCATATACATCTAATCCCTTACTACTTATCTTAGGTGCTTCATAAACTAAATTCCTTAATTTATTAGGACTAATCAAAGTATCAACAGATCCTAAAAATTCGCATTCAAACTCAACACGGAATTGCTGTTCCGAAGTGTTTGCAATAGTTTGTTCCTTCCAAACCTCGTCTCGACCTGGAACATCCCACCAATTAACCTCTGTAGGAATATATTCATTCTTCTCTCGTTCAGCATCATGCCAAAGTTTATAGAAGTGATTCATCCCGTGAGGGGTAGAAACAATTATAACTTTGGTTTTTTGACCAGATGAAATAGTAGGATAAACCGAACTAAAGAACTGATCTGCTAAATGGTTTGCAACGAACGCAAACTCATCTAGGAATATAATGTTGTAAGATCCACCACGAACCGCAGAAGCAGATGTAGATGCAGCAATAATTTTGGAACCATTCTCCAATTCAAGAGATGCTTTGTTCCAAGTTAAAACTCCCTGTTGCAACCACCTAGGTAAGTTCTCATATGCAGTTTGAAGTCTATCTAATAAATCTTTTGCAGTTGATGCTTTGTTAGCAAGAATTGCTATATTAATATTGTCATTGAATATTGCATAATGAAGAAGATATGATACTACGATTGTAGACTTACCTGACTGTCTAGGTAACTTACAAATATTAAATCTATGATTATGGAATCTATCCAACATCTTCTCTTGGAAACTATATGGTTTAAATTGCTGTAAACCATAGTCCAGAGTAACTATGTTTATATACGTCTTTGCAAAATATATTGGATCATCTATACATTTAGAAAATTCAAGAACCTGCTCCTGAGTAAACTCCTGAGTAGTATTTGCCTTTTTTAATAAGGGATTACCAAGATAATGATCAACTTTTGCCATTCAATTAGTTTGTAAATCCTACTGGTGTTCCCTTTACATCTTCTCCACCACCAACGAAAACAACATCTGTTGGTTTCTTTTCTACGATTTCTGATTGTTGTGCTAATAATGCAAAAGATCCTATAGTAGTGTTACCAGTATTATCGGATGCAATAGTAACAGTTCTGCCATCGCTGCTGGAAATGTTTACTAAACGAACACAAGTTGCATTATCAAAACTAGTAGCAGCACCAACA